CACTAGCGTTATACAGCCCAAGGTCAACTACAGCCATTGCCTCTGAACCGTCATCGCCGGCAGCGAAGGTTTGTGTACAATCAAAAACATATTTGGTTAATATCGCATTGTCTGGTATGGTTACACCAAGAGATACCGGTCCAGCCGACCGAGCATAATCGTTACTATCCACAGTAATCTTGGCAACTCTTTCCACAACTGCCCATACGCCGTCGCTTGCTTCCGATGTTACAGAGGCATCTAAAAGATTTAGCTCAGCAGGAGTACTAGTAATTGCTGTCCCAGCTACAGTTATTGATCCAGAAGCTTTTATATCTTTGGTTATTACGTCCCCAAGAAATGTAGCACCGGCTGAAGAAGACATTACCGTGCCACGAATCTCGCCGTTAACATCTAGTTCGACGTCAGGGTTATTCTTTCCGATTCCAATATGCCCGTTCGCTCCTTCAATAGTAAGCCTATTTCTAAACCCATTATTGCTTGAATCAGTAGCAATCTGGAATGGGCGCAAACTAGAGCTTTGAGCATTTGGACAAAAGGTTGATAAAAACAAAGCATTTGCTATAGACCCAGTGAACGTAGCGCCTGCATCACCTTCCATGGCAATTGATGCAAGACGATTGTTGCGAGAATTAGAATTTTGCCCATCCTGATACCAGTCTATATATGGATTATCGTTTTCTCCGCTGTTGTCACTGTCGGCGGCAAGGCGGATTCCAACATCGGCTGTTCCCTGTAGCCGAATGACCGCCTCAACTCCGGTTCTCTCCTGTATATCAATAGTATGCTGAGGTCCGGAAGTTCCTACGCCAATACGATTAGAACTACCATCAATAAAAAACATATGATCGGCGTTATTGCTCTCCACTCGGAAATCTTTGTCTGCGCTTGATTCGTTGAAAACAGCCCCGCCATCAAAGTTACTATTGCCAAGAACGTCTAAGGTTCCTGTCACTTGATGTAAATCGCCAGAACTATTCCCTATTTTAGAGTCACCGTCAGCCTCTAGTCTAATTGCGAAACCCTGTCCGCCGCTACCACTTGCACCAAAGCCACCCATCTTTAATCGTCGTCCCCGAGCACATCATTAAGCGCACGATTAATTCGATCAGCCTTTGTCAGGTGGGTCTTCACTTGGCTTTCGGCAACCAAGAATGCACCTGTGGTGCTTGGTTCAGAAACCAAATCAAAACAGAGAAGTTGAAAGTCATCTTCTACCATAGTGGTGCTACCCTCTTGACGAGTTGAGCCTAGTCCACGGCTAGAAATGCCTAATTGAACTCCGCCATCAACCAACTGCCTAGCTATCTGTCCGGCGGGAGTATTGAGAATCTTCATCTTTCCCATGACATCATCGCCTTTCCACCACACTTCGGTCATCACATGACTAGCGTTCTTAAGCTCCACAACTGAGGTGTCTGGGTGGTCTAGTTCCCCAATGGCCCTGCCTTCTTTGACAAGTTTTTCGTAGTTCTTTATTTCTCGTTCCAGAATGGGACGAGGATAGACTCTACCGTTACCGTTCTTTGCTTCAGCGCACTGAATCTTGCCAGCCACGATAAGGTGAGTACCATCCCGATTACCGTTACGTTCTTCTTCGGTGAGAAGATCATCACTGTAATCTAGGTTCATAAACTCTTGTAATACATATTTCTTAGTCATTTTTATCTCCTTTTAGTGCGGGCGCTACCCGCACGATACTGCTACCCCTGCAACAGTTTGTTACTGGTCTTAGCATCCATTTTTGAGTCCACACACTCTTTAGCTCTGTATTCATGTTGGAATCCTCCATCCGAGATGAGCATACATAACACATATGATGTTCCAGAAGATAAACACCCCAACAAGAGAGCGTTTACAAAAGAAACGTCAAAGGTAAATAGTTTGCTAAAAGGGTTTAGGAGCAAAAGAAGGACCCCAGACCAAAACCCCACACACATAGGACAGTGAAAAAAATAATTACTTGGACGCCACGGTTCAAGTATTTTTGAAAATGTTAAAATTTGTGTCAATCCATACGCACAAAGTATGAAATATAATAAGTCCACAATTTTCCTATCTAGTACAAATAGCCGTAGCCGACAAAGCTATATGGAGTTTCAATAGAACTCGCTCTGCCGTATGGAGTTTCCTCTGTGGGGGTAACATCTCCAAGTTCCGTTGTCTCTGCCTCATCGGGGTCGGTAAATCTGTCTTCAATATCTTTGTCATACTGTTTTGCTTTAATCTCTTCCCCAAGACTCTGTTTAACAAACTTTTCAATTTCTAGGAGTGCAACTTGTACAGGATCTACGCCTTCTGGTCCATCCCCGTAAAGTGCTTCTAAGACACCAAACTTCAAACCGCCTTGGATGAATGTGTGTTCAATTACGCCACCCTTTTCCAGTGAAGCCATAAGATCTCTCTGGTAACTATAAATGTTAGAATTGTCTCCAGTATACATTTTAGGTATAGCCGAAATACTCTTAGCTGATGGAGATATTACAATATCCATTTTTTCGTGGTCGGTTATCAAATAATTTCCGGAAAGAGTTTTTCGTATCTGAAGCTCAACCTGAGCTTGAATTGGCTTTTTCTCTTCTGGTTTACTTATTTTAATCTTTATCGACATCAGGTTTGTACTCATTTACTAAATTTTGAAGTTTAAGAACTTTCTTCAGGTCTTTTTCGTTGAACCTGGAAACATTAAAGTTTTCTATCTGCTCGATAACAAGTCTGGTATTAGCTGTCATTTGTTCATCGTCTTTTATGTCTTCAGACAAAAGAGAACTTGTCACACCGTCTTTTATTCTTTGTAATTCTTTAACTAGAAAAAGCTGGAAGTCCGCCACGTTATCCCCTAAAGACAGAATGTATTTGTTTAGAAGATCTCGTTGTTCGGGAAGCAGGTTTGAGTATTTATCATTAAAATTATTGACAAATGTTTTTACCACAAGAGTGTCAACAGGCTTCATGTCTTCGTTTTGTTCGTTATTCTTTCCAGAAAGAGTTTCTAAAATTTCTTGTTCTAGTAGAACCCTTGTTTTCAAAGGTGTATTTTTATTGAAAAGCTGATACACAGTAGCATAACTTTTATAGTTTGGAACAAAATTAGAAAAAGTTGATGTTCCAAGATCAGTGTTAACTTGCTTGATTAATCTACTCTGCTCATTGAATATTTCTTTTTTGTCTAGGTCGCTGTGTTGCCTAGACGCCAAGAAAATAACTTTTTCTGCGGTATACTTGTCAAGTGCATCTTCTTTTATAAGTGCTTTGTAGCAACCTAATTCCTTAGAAAGGTTTGTACCCTGTTTGAAATACTCTTTTAGAATAGAGATAGCTTTATTTTTACGTTTCGTGTCTCGACTAACTATAGATTTTGTAACTTCTCTCAAGAGAGCTTCGTATACAAATGCTGTATTTCTTTTCTTGTTATGTTTAGTCTTCATCGTTTTTTTCCAGATCACTTATAAGTTTTAGAATATCGTTATTTGTTTCCCTAATCAATATTTCTTCTGATTGCATAGATTCACCAACGGTTCCTCTAGAGAGCGGACCCATTTCACCAGACCACCCTTTAAATAGGTTTCTATCTGAGCTAGAGCCAACACTTTCTCCTGCACCAGCCAAATAGCTCCTAAGTCTTGCGCCGCCTCGGCGACCATCTAACTTAACTGTTTCATAGCCGTTATCGTTCCTTGATCCTGGTTCTGCCAGAAGGGGACCTTCGTCTTCAGGTGTCTCTGCTCCAGCATCAGTATCGCCGCCAAGGTCGCCGCCAAGGTCGTCGCCTAAGTCATCTCCGTCGCCGGCATCATCACCAAGACCACCTGCATCATCGCCGCCGCCACCCGCAGCAGCGGCAGTAACCGCCTCACCAGCGGCGGTGCCCATAGACTCAATAGAGGCAGCATGCTTTGAATCAGTATATTGCTCAAATTGCATTCTCTCTATTTCATCATCATCAAGTTTAAAAATGTTTTTATAAACCCATCTCTTTGAAAAATATCCATCAGTTGCAGCGCCAGCAATTTCAAACCTAGAGCGGAGATGCTCAAGCTCTTGTAGTTCTGCAATTTTAGAAGGATTATTAAGAGTTAGTTTAAAATTAGTTAGATCTGTATTGCGATATCCAAGTGTAAACAAATGAATAATACATATTTTCTCAACTTCGGCGACAACAACTCTCTGGAGTCTTTGAATAGTTCTAGCAAAACGAATGTCTTTTTGTGCTAGCGTAGTCTTATCCTCCATAGCGTCTGATTGTGCCAAATAAGCCTTTGGGACCTTCAATGCAGAGAATAGTTTGTCCCGAAGATACTGTACATCCTCAATGTCGCCCGTAAATGATCCACCAGCAAGTGTTTCAATCCTGGATGAGTTACCGGCTCGGACAGGGATATAATAATCTTCATCAATACTCATAGCGTTGTAGCGAAGATCAACTCGTCCAGTGTCTCCATCCACAATCTGATTTCTTTTCATCTGGGTCTTGACCTGTTCAATATATTGCTCAACATCTTCCGCAGGAATATTGCCAACATCAATATAAAATACCCGACGTTCAGGCGATCGAACAATACGGTAGGCCATCATAGCGTCTTCTAGTAATGTAAGCTGACGCCAGATTCTTCTGGATGGTTCTAGGACTGAAGTTCCGTAGGGAACGTACTTGTCGTTACCCAAGACCCTAAAGTGGGCTAACTGCCAGTTTTCAAATGTAACCCCCGGCTGTGAATCCCCGCTCCAATAATACTGAACATAATTGGGGTTTGTCGGGTCCTTACCCTCTAGTCTTTCAACTTCTCGAACTGGAAGTGGAATAACATTAGTAATACCTATATCATCATCCACATCCAAATACAGGAAATAGTCGCCGTACTTGCACATGCTTCTTGCCCAACCAAACAAGTTTGAATCGATGTTCAACACAGTATAAAGCAACGTATGAATAATTTCTTTTATTTCTCTGTTGTGGCACTCAACATTTACCAAAGATGTTAGTTCCGAAGAGGTTGTTATCTCATCAGCATAAACATCTAGGGCAGAAGCAATTTCTGGCATATACTCCATTTGGTCAAAATCTGTATAACGAAGTTGTTTGTCACGATTAAGTAACACCTTACTCTGTAATCCAGAAAATGGGTTATAGTATTCTTTTTTCTTAAATTCCTTACCAGTGGCAGTAGTAAATTTATACTTAGTAACTGTCCTAGCCGTTGTTCTAGTGACAGCCGGCTGATTATAATCAACCAGGGGTCCGCTAAAGAGTCTAGTCAACCTCTTAAATAAGGAAGACTGTTGATTCCTTGGATTATTCTCATTGCTCTTGTTTTGATTACTATTGTCAGCCATTTCTATCCCTTAATTATCCACGACAAATCGTATTTCTTGCCGTCGTTTCCTTCAAAAGTGTTTTGTGGTTTACCTGTTGGTTTATATCCTTGCATACCTTCTATTTTTGTGTTGAAAGTACTGTTACTAACTGTAATACCACTGATCATCGCTTTTTTATACTCTATTTCTCTTTTATTTACCGTCAAAGCCGTATCTCTTACCCAACAACCAATACAAGATGCTATAACAAGATCATCGTTATAACCACGCATGGCTTGAGGTCGGCCATTATGCCAAACAAAAGTCTTTACCTCGTTAGCCAATCTCCTTGAGTTAATAGTAATTAGTTTGTTTCTAACGAATTCCTCAAACTTAGCTATAACAAGTGGTCTAGTTTTCATAGACATAGTAAATCCTGGAACACCACCGATAGCTTCTGCTGTAGCCTGATCTACATATTCATGAGTCGCTCGGACACTATAATATATATTACTATAACCAATCTCTTCAATGCGACTGAGAACGCCTATACCTAAAGAATTGTTCTCGATGACCAACAGAGCGTTATTATACTCTGAAGCCATGCTACAGAGATGAGGGGCAAACATATCGGGGGTTATCTTACCTTGATATTCCGCTACCTGTTGCATTGTCTGTAAGTCTAATATTTGACAGACACTAAAATCTGATCCGTCACCACGAGCAACATCAGCGACTGCAATATAATCTCGACCCTCCACGGGCTGTTCCCAGATCCAATAATTTCTATCAAAGCCCGTCCTATGATTAGGTTCACAGATATTTTCCAATATTCTTTTTAAATCGTCCCCATGAACGACAGTCTCTCCAGAAGCATTAAAGTTGCACTCTAACTCCTGGGCGATTTCTCGCTTGGACATATTACGAGTTTCTTTTATAAACCATTTTTCATCACGTTCTGGGTGGACTGTCCATGGCAATTTCATCGGATTGAAATCGTTCTTACCCTCTTCAGCTTCAACATAATTTTTATGGAACCAGTTGCCTACACCATACGGAGTACTGAGGGCTATACAAGTACCACCTGTTGATAGGGTAGGATAAAGCCCAGCCCACATTTCATCCAGACCTTCAACAATTGCAGCTTCATCAATCACGAGTAGCGAAAGTGCCTCAGAACGACCAGCGTCACCGGAGGTTGACGATGCCTTTACAACAGAGCCATTGGTCAACTCGAACGAGTTTCTATTATCAATAGCGATTGAAGCAATACGCAGCCAAGCAGGCAAGTTTTTATAAATCGCTTTAGACTTCTTGACTAAGTTAGCAGCAGTATTTAACTTAGTAGCTACAATCAAGATGTTTTTATCTCTATGAAACAACATCATCCAAGCGACATAGGACGCTACAGTGGTAGATATTCCTAGCTGTCTAGCTTTAAGAATGATATTGAAACGATGCTTTTTGAAGTCCTTTAGAGCCTCTTCCTGAAACCCATACATATCAAACGGTATAAGCCCGTGCATTGGGTGAGAAATCTTTGCATAATTGTTAGAAAAATAGACAGGATCCTTCCCGCAACGGACGATCTCTGCCATCATTTCCTTTTTTGTAAGGCTCATTTAGGCCTCAGGCGTATCTGGGTTCTTGGTAGCCTTATCATTGGATGGGCGCTTGTCTGAGAACAAATCTAAGAACTTTTTAATCCCATCTTCTGTATTTTCTTGTGAGGGTTGCTTTAATGTTTCCACATCTTCGGC